AGGATCCAGTGTACCATGCTTGGCCCGATCAACCGCGCTATCGTGTGTTCCAACTTAGCGATGTACTAAAGAATACCGAAGTCATGTTGCAGCCCAACATGCACATTCGTGTAAATTTGGACATTGACATCAGCTACGAAGAAGCCAGTTTTATTAAAGAAACCTTTGTAGGCCAGTATAATTTACGTGAGCTTACCTTGATCCCTGCCAAGGTCACTGACTTGACCGAATATGAAATACAGGGCAATATTGAATTTGAAAGTGTGGACCAAATTGTTACTGGTCAACTTACCACGCTGGAAAATGGCAAATTTAATAAAAATCTCCTGTTGGATATCTACAGAAACTTATGATATCAACCGCCAAATGGCTACAAGTTGAGGCTACAACCAAATGTAATGCTTCCTGCCCTGGATGCGGGCGTAGTCGCGGAGGGTTTGGCACTATCCCCGAGTTGGTGATTGAAGATCTCAAAGAAGATGTTTTTGCACAGTATCTACAGCAAATGCCTAACCTTGAGGCTATTGATTTTTGTGGGACCTATGGCGACGCTATTGCCGCATACAACATCAAATTGCTAACAGAAATTGCCAAACGCTATGCTAAAAAGATCATTGTGCGAACCAATGGCAGTTTACGCAATACCATTTGGTGGGTGCAGTACGCCAACATCTTAAAAGATCACGATCACGAAGTATGGTTTTGTTTAGACGGACTTGCTGACACTCACAGCATCTATCGACAAGGTACAGACTTTGATACTGTGCTTGCCAATGCACAAACTTTTATGTCTGCCGGAGGAGTTGCAGTATGGCAGTTTATTCCGTGGAAGCATAACGAGCATCAAATCAAAGACTGCATACGCATGAGTCAAAAATTAGGGTTCAAGCGTTTTGAATTTGTGCGTGATGTACGCAAAGAGTTTCCGTTTAGGCACTATCAAACTGGGGCCGAACTTGACATAGTAACTTGGCACAACGACAATGCCATGAGCAAGTATAAAAAGATTAGACCAATTATAACTACCGAATACTGTCGACATTTGTCGCAACCCAGTTTATACTTGAACGCCAATGGAAAGATTAGTCCTTGTTGTTTTCTCAACACCGGACTGTGTGCTGACCGTTTTGAAGACTTGCCCGACATAGCACACCAACTAGAAAATAACCCCAGCGCTGAATGTATACATCATTGCAGCCGATAATTTATGTTTAAAATAAAAGACCTCGCAGTTAAAAATTTCATGAGTGTGGGCAATGCCACACAGGCCGTAAACTTTGATCGTAACGACTTGACTCTAGTACTAGGCGAAAATCTAGACTTGGGCGGGGACGATTCGGGCGCACGTAACGGCACAGGCAAGACCACTATTATCAATGCACTCAGCTATGGGCTGTACGGACAGGCGCTCACAAACATCAAAAAAGACAACTTGATCAACAAGACCAACGGCAAAGGCATGATGGTCACTGTGGATTTTGAAGTAAACGGCATAAACTATCGCATTGAACGTGGACGCAAGCCCAATGTTATGCGGTTCTTCATTGATGATACCGAACGTGAGATCACAGACGAGAGTCAGGGCGACAGTCGCGAAACACAGGCCGACATTGAACGCATGTTGGGTATGAGCCACGAGATGTTCAAACACATTGTGGCACTCAACACCTACACTGAGCCGTTTCTTAGCTTAAAAAGCAACGATCAACGCCTAATGATCGAACAGTTGTTGGGCATCACACTACTTAGTGAAAAAGCCGAACGACTGAAAGAATTGGCCAAAGCCACAAAGGATGCCATCACTGCTGAAGAGTTTCGTATCAAAGCAGTAGGCGATGCCAACCGACGTATACAGGATCAAATCGATGCACTCTTACGACGCCAGAATTTATGGAACAGCAAAAAGACAAACGATGTTGCAGCGTTGCAGACAGCTTATGATGAACTTGCTAAACTCGACATCGAAGCTGAACTATCTGCACACAAAGCTCTAACCGAATACAATATCAAACGCAAGGCCATCAATGATATCAACGGCTGGATCCGGCGTTGTGAGCTAGATGAGCGGCGTGAGCAAAAAGATATTGAAAAACTCAAGAGTGACATTGCAGCATTAGAAAATCACACCTGTCACAGTTGTGGGCAAGGGTTTCACGACGACAAACAAGAACAGTTGCTAGAAGACAAACGAGCGGCACTACAAGAAGCAGCCCTACAAGCACTGGCAACTAATACACAACTTATGGAACATCAAGACGCACTGGCTGAACTGGGTGATCTAGGTACCATGCCCCGGGTGTTTTATGATAACGAAGCAGATGCGTTTGAACATCGTTCAAGTATGGGCAGTTTACTTGCACAGCTTACAGCCAAGCAAAACGAGCAAGATCCTTATGTGGATCAGATACGTGAAATGCAGGAACAGGCGCTAGAAGAAATTGATTTTGCAGTCATGAACGATCTTGACGAATTGCGTACACACCAAGACTTCTTGCACAAACTGCTGACCAACAAAGACAGTTTCATTCGTAAACGCATTATTGATCAGAACTTGAGCTACTTGAATGCACGTTTAGGACAATACTTAGATCGCATTGGTTTGCCGCATACTGTAAAATTCAACAACGACCTAACCGTAAGTATTACAGAACTAGGACGTGACTTGGACTTTGACAACTTGAGTCGTGGCGAACGTAACAGACTCATCTTAAGTCTAAGCTGGGCATTCCGTGATGTGTGGGAAAGTCTATATCAACCCATCAACTTGTTGTTTATCGACGAGCTTGTAGATTCAGGCATGGATAGCTCGGGTGTTGAGAACAGTCTTGCTATTCTTAAAAAGATGAGCAGGGATCAAAACAAGAGCATCTGGCTAGTGAGTCACAAAGACGAACTGGCAGGGCGTGTCAACAATACACTCAAGGTTGTCAAAGAAAACGGCTACACCAGCTACGACACAGATTTGGAAATAAGATAATGTTAGCAACTTGGCACTTTCACATTGAGGTTTCAAGCAAGTGTACCTTGCGCTGCCCTCGCTGTGCCCGACAAGAAGTGCCCGACTCACTAGTAAACACTGAACTAGATCTAGAGTTTTTTAAACGCAACTTTACACCCAAGTTTATACAAGCAAATGTAGAAAAGATCACATTCTGCGGCGACGACGGTGATCCTATCTATGCACACGATCTAATCCCAGTCATACAGTACATCAAAAGCATCAAGCCCGTTGAGATTGTGATTGTTACTAATGGGTCACACAAAAAGATAACTTGGTGGATTGAACTAGGCAAAACCCTAACTGAGATTGACAGCGTACATTTTAGTATCGACGGCTACGATAATTACAGTAATAACATCTATCGTGTCAACAGCAACTGGGACAGCATCATTGCTGGTTTGCAAACCCTGCGAGTTACCAGCCGCTGCACGATCGTATGGGCAGCTATTGCATTTAAATTTAACGAACACAAGTTAGATTTTATGCAACAGTTTGCAGAAAGACTAGGCGTTGATAGATTTCAATTAACAAAGAGCACAAAATTTGGCTCTGTATACGATTCTTATGGCACAGACGATCAACTTGAACCTAGTAGAGATTTAATTAGCTCTACACACAGATTTGAGCGAGAAGTCACTGATTTAACAGAACAAGCATCATGGCACATAATTCCTTTAACAAACTTAAAACTCCACAATAAATTAATCAACTCAGCACCAATCAAACCTCTTTGCGCTATTGGTAACAAGGGGCTATACATTGATGCACGGGGAAGATTGTTTCCCTGCTGTTGGGTTGCAAATAGATATAATCACAATAACGAATGGCAAACCCTGGCAGAACAATTTAACTTAAATCATATAACACTAGAACAAGCACTGGCACACGATTTTTGGACAGGAGATTTTCAGAGCTTTCGTTGGCAGGAATGCCAAACTAAATGCTCGAGCGCTGTAGTTGATGAAAAATACGCCACTGAGTGGTAAAGTCATAACTATATGTGCAATGACATGGTACTATCAAGGAAACCCCGTAGAAACTCTACCCGACGACTGTGTGGGCTTTGTGTACCTCATTGTAAATAATCTATCTGGCAAAAAGTACATAGGCAAAAAACTAGCGAAATTCGCAAAAACTTCTTACAAAACAGTAAAACTCAAGAACGGCACAAAGAAAAAGAAGAAGATTCGTAGCAAAATCGATTCTGATTGGCTTACCTATTATGGCTCAAACGATCAACTAAACAAAGACGTTCAAACTCACGGCCCCGAAAACTTTACCAGAGAAATACTTTATATTTGCAAATCAAAGGCAGAATGTAGTTACATTGAAGCCCGAGAACAATTTACACACAGAGTATTAGAATCAACAGATTATTATAACGGACAGATCTCAGTCCGTGTTCATGGCTCCCACATTATAAACAAACTAAACGGA